AGCAGCAAGAGCCTTTACAATATCTCCAGAGTTTTTAATGCCACCATCAGCAATAAGGATTGCATCACGATCAGTTCGGGCGCAGTCAATAATAGACTGGAGTGTTGGAACACCGTGCCCTGTTTGGATTCTAGTTGAGCAGATAGAACCTCCACCAATGCCTACACGAATAGAGTTAGCGCCCCAATCGGCAAGTCGGTTGAAGCCTTCAGGGGTCGCAACATTACCAGCCATAATGTGAATGTTCATTCCAAGTTGCTCACGAAGAGAAGCAATGGCGGTTTTTACCATAGCGTGATCACCGTGAGCAACATCAATACAAATAACTTTTGCTCCTGCTTCATAGCACCTGACAGCCCGTTCAACAAAGTCTCCGCTTACACCAACTGCTGCTCCAACAATAGTGCAATCTGGAACAGCAAGTGCATTCTTTACTTGATCTGCTTGCTCTTCAATAGAGTTATAACGGTGGATAATAGCCATTCCGCCCATTGAAGAAAGTGAAGAAGCCATTTTCCATTCGCTTACTGTATCCATTGGGGAAGCAATAATAGGAATCTTAAGTTTTCTCAAGTTATCAAGTGGTGCTGAAAGAGAAACCTCCTTTCTAGATGTAATGTCGGAGTATTGTGGTTGCAACAAAACATCATCAAATGCGATTGTTTGTTTATACATTTTTCTCCTTTATTTAATTTTTGCAAACTGAGTTAGATTGTGTGATGCTGTATCAAAAAATTTGTGCATAGCAAACGAATACATGTCTTCATCTTCTGCCAAGAGGCTTGTTTCAGAAATCGCCATTGCCCACATAAAAGCAAATAAGTGATTATCTGTTTTTTCTCCGCTCATACACTCCTTGTAAAAAGAGTGGTTTTGGTTTAATGAAAGTGTAAGACTCTTGCCGTCTAATTCAGTATCAACGTCAAAAAGACGGGCAGTGGCTGGCCAATCTCTCAGCTGGAAATTAAAACTAATGTCATCTCTTTTCGTGGAAGGCTTCCTATTCTTCTTACCAGTAGATGATTTTTTTGAAGGCTGTAGTGATTTTCCTCTTTTTCCTTCAGAAGTTTTCTCTCTATCCGGTAAGCCTTTTAACATTTTTGTCATATTTTCCATATGAGTTGTAAAACAATTTCCGTTTTCAAATACTTTATTAAGTTCGCCGCTTGGGACCTTGTTGTTGGCGGTATAGACAATATTCCGACAAGGAATTACAATTTTTTCCTTTAAAAACTCTTGAAATCCTTTATGAATTAGTCGGTTTGGTACTGTAGTATCGTTCTTAGAAAACTTAATACCAATTAAATCTTGCGATATTTTTGAATCTACTTTTAGCTCAACAATAAACCCAGTAGTGTTTGTTGTTTTTTTATACAACCCAAATGTTTTTCCAGCAAGAATTTCTCTACCGTTTCTAATAAGACAAAATCCCTGCGGTGCGGACCGACGACGCTCGGATCCACCACCGGAACCAGAAGTTCTTGCTTGTTGGTAAGTGCCTCGCCACCAAAAATGATATTCTTCTTCAGTATCCGGATCGACATAGGTCTCTGCTTTGAATCCATTATTTTCAATACCTGACATCTTGATTGTGTATTCGTCATCAAAGCAACAAAAATCATATGCTAAAATTGGATTTCCATTGCAAAAAATGTTTAAATAATTTTCATTTATTTTTTCTCTATAAATCCTCCCCAGAGAAAGCTTTACATCTTCTTTGATTTGATTAATTTTCTTGGTTACTCTATCAAAGTTGGACACCACTAGCACTGTACCACTTTTCTTGGAAAAACAAAGATCAATCAGATATCTATATGTTTCTTCTCCAAGTTGAGTTATTAACATTTTTTCTTGCTTCTTAAGCTCATTTTTTGTCAAGCTTTTCTGCAAGGTAAAAGCTTCATTTTTTTCTTCAATTCTATCTAAATCCAGAGAAGCAAAATTTACACAATTAGATTGTTTCGGTGAAGAAAAAACAGAAAGCTTTCTTGCACACGAAATAGCCCCAGTAATCATTCCTAGGCCATATTTCCCTAAAGAATTCTGCTCGTAGAGCCGGTCAGAGCCTAGACTAAGAGCTTCCTGGAGAACCTCCCTGTTCATACCTTTACCATTATCTCTTATGATAACGGAATTTAGCTCTGACTTACTGTTTTTTGTATGGGGGATATTATTTTCTAGCAAATCCACCTCAACATCTGTTGCCCCGGCGTCAATGGAATTATCAACCATTTCATTGATACCATCCTCAAGTTTATATCCTGTATCTCTTAATGAGTTGGTAATCAGCTTAGAAATGTTCGCCTCAATTGCCATTTTTTCAAAGTTATTGTTATACATTTTTCTCCTCCAGTTCAATAAGCCTGTTCAAATACCATCTTGCTTTCTTTAGATCTTCTAGACCACCTTTCATTGCATAACGTGAAACATACTTGATTACGTTTCCTTGATTGAAATCCATTTTCCAACTTTCAATATAATCAATGGTCTCAATGCCTTTATTGTAATGGTCTGGATGGTCTACTGCTTCTTTTGATTTCATGCTCTTTCCATCATTGAAACAACTGGGCCACAAAGATTTTGCTGCCCATTGTGACCACCCCTGAAAACAACAACTGCTGACGGAAACGGTGCTGGATCGTTTGTCTCTCCACCGCCAAACTTTAGACGACCCCTCACAAAGCGGACTTCATTGGCTTGCATAACGTAATCTGCCCAATAGTTTGTATCTGGACGTGCCGGAATAAGCATGACCACAGTGGTTCCTGGATCTTTGCTTTCTTCATAAGCCTTCCGAATCCAATTTTTTAGTGTTCTACCATAAGGCGGATTGACATAACAAGTCTCGCCTTGCCAAGATTGTGCGAGTGCATCTTGTGATTCTGTGAAATAGTTTGCGCATAAAGCATTTGCTCCATTTGTTGCAGGGTCAAGCGTGAAACCAAACTCTTGGTTTAGTTTATCAAAGAAAGCTTGTGGTGTTTGCCAGTCCATTTTAGCACTTGACATCATTGTTTTCATTGTTTGCTTATTCATCTCGCACCCCCGTTGATCCAAAGCCTCCTTCACCACGTTCGCTGTCATCAAGTTCACTTACGAAAATAAAATGTTCTTGTGAAATGCGTTCAGGGATCATTTGTGCGATACGATCACCACGATTAATAATAAAAGCCCCTGTATCCTCCTCGGTTGCAACAGAGTGATTTCTCAAAATAACTCCAATCTCCCCACGATAAGAAGAATCAATAACGCCGGCCATTACGTCAATGCCGTTCTTATAAGCCAAGCCAGATCGTGGTGCAATGCGAAGATAATAATCAGGCGAGAACGAAACAGAAATACCTGTTTTTACCAACGCTTGTTCTCCTGGTTGAATAATACAATCTTCTGTTGCGTAAAGATCAATACCGGCATCACCAGGACCACGCTGCTTTAGATTGTAAAAGTTCTCAAGTTGTTTTACTTTTAGGTTTAGTTTAGTCATTGTTATACCTTTGTTAGTTTTTATGCTGCTTCCTCTGAGACAATAGAATAAGGGTTGTCTGAAAAGTAAACTCGTGGAATGCCGCATTGTACGGCAATGTTTGATACACGATAGCGGAAATCGCCTTCCCAATCTTCGTCTCCCATTACCTCACGCATAACATCCATCTTGTTGATCACAAGATCAGTTACGCCATTCATTCTACACGATTTAGCGAGAAAGTCAAGATCAATCCAGTTTGTTTGGCGTTTTCTTCCTGTGGTTGCTCCAAACTCTTGACCCACCTCTTGTAGCTGTTCTAAAAGAGGATCATCACCTTGGAAGTTTTTTGCTCCAACATAAGTTTCATAAACCTTTGCAGCGCCCCAAACACGGTTGATTGCTTGTGGCGGAATACCGTTCAGAAGCGCACCAGCCGTCGTACAGTGGCTTGATGTAACATAAGGGTAGTCGCCCCAATCAACATCAATACCAAAGCCTTGTGCACCCTCACAGAGCACATAAATGTTTTTGTCGTTATAAAACTCTTCGTAAAGGTCAATAACTAAATCTTTCATAAAAGCCAGTTCGCCTACAAAAGAGTACTCACCAGCATGTACACCACTTCTACCATATTTATCACGATAAGCAGGACCACAACCTCTTCTAGTTGTTCCAATCTTCTCGTCTCTTCCGTCTTCATCTTTATGTTCCTCTGTGATAATGTGTGCGTTTTGAGCAATGCGGAGATTTGATATAACATCAAAACCAGCCGCTTCAAGATCTTTGATTTCTTGTAGAAGTGCGTGAGGATCAATAACGCATCCGTTGCCAATAATGGATCTAATCCCAAAGAACACTCCACTTGGAATGTGGTGGGTTACAAGCTTTTGGCCTTCGTGGTAGATTGTGTGACCTGCATTTGGGCCGCCACCAAACCTCATAACGTGAGTGTATTGACCGTCCCTACATAGATCGTGCACGATCTTGCCTTTTGCTTCATCCCCATATTGCAGCCCAACAACAACATCTGCTGTGATTTCTCCCACCTGTAATGCGTCGCCATTTGCTTCTTTATACATTCTCACTCCTTTTGTTTCTTTGTTTTTATTAGCCTTCACTATTCTCCTTTACTTTAAAAGTCGACTGTGTTTTGTTAGGACTGTTTCGATCACGTATTCGTGCATAGGCTCTGAAGAGTGACTGACCGCAAGTTCTCTCCAATCCACAACCTCTCCGTTAGCGTCGGCCTCAAATGCCATTGTTTCGTGCGAGCCTTCAATCTTATCTGAAAAAGATGTTTGGACATACACGCCGTCAGGCAGTTGCCACAACTTTCTATTGCTGTCAATGTTTTTTATGAACCTTGCGTTAGTTTTCATTGGGCGGCTGCATCAGACTGCATACTTTGCCTAAGCGCATCAATAAGAGCCTCGGCGTTTACATTGATCAGTTTGGAACAACGAATCCATTCAGTTTCTGGATCGTAGTCTTCTCTTCGGATCTCCAAC